CCTTTGACTTGCCCAGCTTGCATGGATAGCTTGCCTATCTCACGCTGACCTTTGAGCAACTCTTGTTGTGCGCCAAGCTCAGACATACGCGCATTAATCCGCGCCATATCGGCTTGATATTGCAGGCTGCTAACCTGTGACTTGGCAGAATAAAATGCACCGATGGCACTATTCGCTAATCCTGCAATGCCGCCAACTAGCGACATTTGAGATGTTTGTTGCGGGGTAAAGGTAGGCATTAGATCACCACAATGAATTGTTGCGGTGATACTAACGTGTGATTATGGTGGTATGTGCATGTTCGGTTTAACGTCTCGCGTCGATGTTGAGCTGGTCGCACTGACGGATGATATCGGATTCAACGCTGCGTCGAAATTCTTCAAATGCTGCGCCCACGTCCGGCTGTAATGCCCTGCTGGCTGCGTTGGTGTCTTTGGCTTGCTCAACTGGTACTGCGCAATCTGATCTTTGCACGTTTGGGAATCTGACGCGCACGCGCTCAACATCAGACAACACGCGATTAACAATTTGCTGGTCGTTGTCATGTTGTTTGATAGCCTCGTTTAGTTGGTCGCTGTATGCGTTGGCAATGGTAAGTTTGTCTGCCAATGCGGATTTTTCCGATTTCTCAATATGTGCGATGCAGTAATTTCGGGTAATGCCTACGCCGCCCGCTGCACCTACCGCTAGACAGATTGCAGCAATAACGGTGGTAATGTTCATTTTTCGGATAGTGGAGCAGTAGTCAATACGCGCAATACGGCAACGATAATGCCAATCATGGTAACTGCGGAGCCATAATATTCAGGCGGAATAAATCCACTTAGTAGTTGTGCATTTGCTTCCAGCACGCCAAATACGGCAAGCGCGATGGCGAATAACATGGTCTTTGATTTTAGGATTTGTTGGATGTTCATAAATTCCTCATGGCAAAAAAGTACGCCGACCAGACTTAGGCGCACGGGTGGTTAAATGACACCATTTTTCGGTGGCGCTTTGGTGCTCTCGATATAAATTAAACTCGACTAGCTTGGATGGGTTGCGCGTTAGCCAGTCGTCCAGCTCGTTGTTTGGGTCGAATACATCTACCCCTTTGGCTTCTTTGTGGCTTGAGTTCTGCGCGCCTTGGCAGCAATCTGGCAGACGAAAGCCGCCCTCAGTTTTGCCGCTGATAAATGTGCCAGTCGCAGGATTGAGAAATAATCGCACTCCGTTTTTTGCCGCATCCGCTAGCAGGTTGTTTACCGAGAACAGCAGCATTTCGGCTTGCTTATCATGCTCATTGGTATGCGCACGACCAATAAAGTAGTCTGACTTGGTAATCATTTCGATTAATCTCCTATTTGCCTAAGCCAACCCGATCAGTTATTTTCTTTTCAATTAAAAATATTGCTCGACCACCCATATGACCACAGATACCGCACGCTGCCGCAGTCATGGCAGTACCTACATTGAGCGATATACATATGTAATAGGTCATTAGCCCGGCAAATCCGCTAATAACCAATTCGCCTAGCCACTCGGTAATCGAAAATGTTACGCCACGCTCTTTGATTTTGCTAGTGTAGTTCGCGGTTCCGCCTAGCATAGCCAAGATAACGAACCAAACAACAGCAGCATATTCGCTAATATTTCCAAAAAATTCTTTCATCTATCCACCTAATGCTATTTCAAGTGTCATGCTAATAACAGATAAAGGTAGCGGGTCGTATTGGCGCAAATACACTTGCCCGCTATCCCCCCAGCTTGGGGTCACCATAATGCTAATTTCTTCGCTTTTTAATGCAGGTGGTGAGCCGTAAGGCTCGGTGGTGCGTTGCTTGGCTTCGGTGAGGTGGTCGGCATTGGGGCCAACAAATATCCCAGACGAACGGTACACGCGCACCCATACCTTATTGACGTTCTTAAAACGCCCTTGGGCAAATGCCCCGTCTACTTGTGCGGCAATGGGCAAGGTTTGCAGGTCTGCATAGATTGGCAAGCCAACATGCACTTTGCTAGCCTCTTGGTCTAGTGTGATTGCGCCAGCCGTTACAACACGCTGCGGATGCACTGCACCGTCTGCCAAGATGTTGACGGTTTTGCCTTCTAGGTGTGTTAATCCGCTGATGGTTGTAGCCGGTGCGCCACTGTACGTTAGTCCACAATCCACAAAAAACGCATCTTGCTGCGTGGCAAACTGACGGCTAGACAGGCGCTCCACATAGCGCACGCTGTTGCCGTTGATGGTGCGCCGAACGATGCAATACAGCACGTCTTCGTTACCTTCTGCCACAACGGTGCACGATTCAAATACACCGTCTGTATCATGCTGATGCCATGCGCCAATTTGTTGCTCTGGAACATAGGTCAGACCGAGCAATTTACCGTTGCTCGAAACAAACCAGATAATTGGCTGAGGCGCTTTTGAATACGCCATGTCCACTATATCTAGATTGTCGAATAAATGCGCTGCGCGTAGGCTTAAATCGCCAGTGATAAAACCGTTTGCTTGCCAGTCATAGCCGCATTCGCGAACATGACCACCGCGTGCCGCGCCATAAATCAGTGAGTTATTAATAATGACGGGCTGCACATTAGATGCCCCAACATACGACTGAGGACGCACACTGATTGTACTGGGTGTGATGGCATCTGAGTTGACCGACATCACCCGCCACTCTGCCGAGCTGGTCAGCAATAAAAGCTGCGTCAGCGGGACAATGTGGCGGATGGTGTTGGCTTCTCTCGCTGCAACTCTAAATGCAATACGGTCATCATCCTTAATCGGCAACGAGTACGACATATTGGATTCGGTGCCGCTTTTTGTCATCCAAATATTTTGCGGCTTGTTTATCGTTCCGGCGAAGCAACGGCGTTGCTCGAAATAGGATACTGCGGCTGGATAATCTCCAGCCGACTGAAATACAGCATCATAGCTAGGTGGCGTTTTGGATAGGTCAGGCGCAATGTTGTCGTCAATAATTGACAGTCCAGACGTTTGACCAATATAGCCATAAATGCCACCTTGCAGCTTATACACGTTATATTTGATTGCGCCTGTTACGGCTGACCATGCAATCGTCACTGTACAGCCAGTCTCTAACAAATTGCTACCAACATTTCCGGATGCGGAAGCGGGCGATTCGCCAACGTCATCCGATGCGACAGCCGTAACCACGTAGTAATAGGTGTACTTAACCGCAGTGGAGCCGGCCTCTGTCACGGTTGGGGCGCTCGGTGCGGCAATAGCGGTTGAAAAACTGATTGTTGTTAGCGTCCAACTCGTCGCCCCTAGTCGGCGTAATTCACGCGGGGCATAGTTTGGATGCACCAATGTCAGCACATCAGCAGATTGCACATAGTGAATATCGAACAAATCAGCTTCGGTATATGGATTGCTGATTTCATACGGCACACCCGCACTTAATAAGGTTGCGCCTTGTGTATGAAAACGAATGTAGCCCACACCCGATTCAATCACCATGGTTTGCGTGGTTGAATAGGTGAAGGGAATTAAACGTGTTTTCTTGGTTGAATCTTTTACCGCACGAACAAACATAAAGCCCGCTCGGTTTTCAGCGGGGCCTTGTGGTTTGGTGATGAAGTTTAGGCATTTAGCCAAGCCGGATTGATACTTAACATCATCAATGCGCCCAAACATCTCAGGGCTAATTTCACCGCCTGCGAAGGTGCGCTGCAAGGTTTTAATCGTTGCCATTATCTACTTGCTATCCATGCGACATTGTGCGTAATCGCGGTTTTGCGGTCGCCTAAATCCGAGTCAATGGCGCGAGCTAAATACACCTGCGACATCTGCAAACAGCGTTTGGCTTCTTCAGCACCTTCTTTGCCTTTTAATATTGGCCCTGCTAGCTTTGAAGACAATAGCCAAGACAATGCAGCAACAAACAACGGCGGGAATTTAGCAGGGTCACTGACCAACGCGGTGTAACGCAATACCGCGTTTTCAGTGTTGGTTAAGATGATATTTGCACCCGTGCTATCCACTTCGCTTTCAAACGTAACTGGCACATATGCCCCGTTGCTGCTGTAGTCATCCGTTGCGCCATAGGGCAATAACGACACAACAGTGAGCAAATCAGCAGGCTGTGCATACGCATACGCCCAAGAACTGGTTTCACTGGTCAGCAAAGCCAATTGCACGCGCCGCATGGAAAAACCCCATGTGTGCATTTCCAATAGCTCATTGCGAGCAATCGGGTAAAACCGCGCACACAGTTCCGCCTGAACTGAGCCTTCAGGCGGGTCTATGCTAGCAACCGTGGCGGTGTCGCCAAGGTTAGCTAGAGCTAGGTTGCAAATATCAACATCGGTTGCCATAAGTTACTTTTTCGATGGCGCTTCAACCACGGGCGGCGCTTCAACCACGGGCGGATCCAAGCAAATCAAGTTATTAGAAAGATTCATATGTTCAGGGAAAGTTGTAGAAAACTCCTCTCCCTCTTGAACGACACGACACTCATGGCTAATGAGTGTTGTGCGCAATGCTTTGTAACGTGGCATATATCATCCTTTCAATTAAACAACTGTAAAGCCAGAAGCGTAGTTTTTGTTTGCCGACACGTCAGAATCAGAAATCCAGCAAGTGAATGCGCCTGCCGTTAATGGCCCTGTGCCAATTGTGTATTGCACGCCAAAATAACGCTGGCCAATTGGTTGAGCCAATAAAATAGACGCAGGGATTGGAACAACAATCGGCTTACGCCCAGCGGTCAGTTCAGTCTTAGCAATAGCATCCGTCTGACCAATAATGGTAGGCGACGACAAGTTGGCACTGGCTGATGTGATAATTTGGAAGTTAACCGTTGCAGCACCAGCAGCAGTCGCTGTGGTATCTACCGTAAAAACGGCAAACAGGTCTTTCCCTGTCCCAATATCGCGAGCTGTACCAAGGTCGATGGTGTTGGTAGAAACCGCCGAAGCGGTCACGGCTTGCGCATTTGATAATTGCAATAAAGCATCTAAAAGCATAAATCCCCCTATTAAGATACGAGTGTTTCAGCAATACCTAATTGGTCTGCTGTACGAACTGGAATACCCATAAATTCCAACTGTTTAATGCTTGTGCCAAACTGGGTTAATGCATCTTTGATGCCGAGTGCATTTTGTGATTTTTCCAACGACTGAATCATCAAACCCTCTTTGATTGAGCGATTGGTGTAAAACGCTGCACGCCCCATGTTGAAATTTGGGATACGCGCAATGGCACGCATCATTAATTTAATAATGTTGGTGGATGCCGTTGCAGCTTGTGTCCCTGTCACGCCAACCCAATCAGATACGTCGATGTTTGGAATACGCACCACATAACGCCAATCCTTCACCACCAAGCCTGCATCCCATTGGAACAATGAGCGCGCTGCTTGATACCAGTTACCATTGGCATCGGTTACGGATTCCTCACCTAGGTCTTTTCTATTCAATCCTGCTTTAGAGCCTTTAGGGAAGGTCATAAACACTGTTTGTTCACCCCATACCACCAGATACATTGAGGCATTATCTGAGCCAGAACCACCGCCCAAAATAATATTACCACCATTACCTGCGGATGTTGTGCTGTAACGTGTTGCCAAGCCACTATAGGTTTTTGCATCAACACCGACGTTACCGTTAAAAATCTTGCCTGCAAATTCTTGGTTCATTGCTTCCAAGAATGCCGACTCTTCGGATAAGCGGAAACCTGCACTATTGCCGTTCAAATTGAGCAATTTAGCGTCAATATGCGAACGCGCTTCCAGCATCGCGCACGGCTCGGTAATTTGTGCTGTAGTTGATTTGCCGCTAGGGACACCTTGATTATATGCGCGCCAATAAACGGCAGGCAAACCAGTGAGCACGGTCACGACGTGGCTGGTGGGTTGGTTTGCTTCTTGCCAAACAATATCCTCCAGCATCTCGTTTTGCTGAGACAATAGCTCGGCAATCGGGTCGATTTTGCCGTTTGGTGATAGGCGTTTTGCCATATCTGCCAGCGTTAGCTGGCCTGTTGATAACGTTGCCATGTTTTTATCCTTTCTATGGGTTCATGTTGGGGTACATACGTTGTGCAATACTGGTTTGCTCTGGGGCAGCAGGCTTGCCACCAACAAAACCGTCCTGACTAATTGCCTTGCCTGCGCGATAAAAAAAACGCACTACTTCGGGGTGATTTCCTAAGCCAGATTGATTCAGCAAATTTTTAAGTTCTGGCGTGCCAAACTGCTGCAATGCTTGATTGGCAACTCCCAGATTCTCGTTAAACTTCTCACCGCCAAATTCTTTATCCGCACGGGTGTCAGCTTCCCACTGTTTAACCGCTTCCGACATTGCCGCTGTTTGTTTGGCTTCCAATGCTGGCGCTAACTTATCCAACATCTTTTGCGCGCCTTCATTGGTCAGGTTCAGCTCTTTGGCGACTTCTGAGAAATGCTGCAACACTTCTGCATCAAAATGCTTGCCCTCTGGTGCTTTAAAGTCATATTGCTCAGGCGCGCCAGCGGACTTGTCTGACTGTTCAGGTTTTGCGGCATCAGTCGTTGCAGGCGCATCCGTTGTTGTCGTTTCTGCCGCCTGACTTTCGGCAGTGGGTGCGGCTGGTGCGGGTACATCTGCACCACCCATTAAAGTAGTTTGTTCACCTTCCATTTTTTAACCTCTTGTAACATGACTGCATATTGTTCTGGCGTATGCTCGGTGATATGTGCCAGCAGCTTTAACCCCGCATTGCGCATACCTTCCTTAAACGCCATTTTTACTAGGGATTCATCAAACACCGTTTGCCAAATCCCCGCTTGTTCTAGCCACCTAAACACAATTCGGCGACCACGTTCGTCACCCATCAACCAATTAACATCCTCCACCGCA